CTAAAAGGGTAGCGGATAATCCAAAATTAGAGAAAAACTTTGTCTGTAAGGAATTCAACATCAGAGAAACAAGTTCAGAATCCTGGCTAACATTCGAGCAACTAAACAATACAGCTACTTTTGATATAGAAAAATTAAAACCTAGATATTGTATAGCAGGCATAGACCTAGGAGCAACCACAGATTTAACTTGTGCAACTATAATATTTAGAGTTCCTGATGATCCAATTCTATACGTTAAACAAATGTATTGGTTGCCTGGTGATTTGCTCGATAAGAGAGTAAAAGAAGATAAAATTCCTTATGATAAATGGCTGGACCAAGGGCTACTAAGAGTTAGTGAAGGTAACAAGGTAAACTACAAAGATGTTACTAAATGGCTATTAGAGGTCCAGAACGATATGGATATTTATATATTTAAGATTGGTTATGATAGTTGGAGTTCCACATATTTTGTAGACGAAATAAAGCAGAATTTTGGTAATGCAGTAACTGAAGCAGTAGTACAAGGTGCAAAGACATTTTCAAGCCCAATGAAACGGTTTGAAAAAGACTTGGAATCTAAAATGATTAATTATAATAACAATAATATTTTGAAGTGGAACCTAAGTAATGCAGCTATAAAAACTGATAGCAATGACAACATCATGTTAGTTAAAACAAGTAACCCAAGGCGAAGAATAGATGGTGTAGCTTCATTATTAGACGCCTATATAGTGTATGAAAATCACTACGAAGATTATATAAACATGATATAAGGGAGGTGAGTATTTGGGAATATTTAATAAAATAAAAAATACTTTTAGCAATGCGACAAAAGTTAGCAGAATAAAAATGATAACCGATAGAGGTAATGGTTTTTATGCTTGGGATGGAAAACTCTATAAAAGCGATATTATAAGAGCGTGTATAAGGCCGCGAGTAAAGGCTATTGGCAAATTAATCCCTAAGCATATAAGAAATGGCCCTGATGGCATGAAAATAAACCCAGAGCCATATATAAGATTTTTGTTAGAGGAACCAAATCCATATATGTCAGGGCAAATGCTTCAAGAAAAAGTCGCAACTCAATTAGCACTAAATAGTAATGCATTTATACTGATTATTCGAGATGAAAATGGTTATCCTACGGAGCTTTATCCGATACCATGTTTGACAGCAGAAGCTATATATGATAGATCAGGTAATTTGTATTTAAAATTTTATTATAGAAATGGTAGAACAGGTATATTCCCTTATTCTGACATAATTCATTTAAGAGATGATTATAATGATAACGATATATTTGGGGATTCTCCTGGTGAAGCCTTAACAAGTTTGATGGAAGTAGTAGGAACAATAGACCAAGGTATGGTAAAGGCTATAAAAAATAGTGGTGTAATTAGATGGTTACTACAATTTCAGCAATCCCTAAGGCCAGAGGATATAGAAAAGAATGTAAAACAATTTGCAGATACTTATCTAAGTATAGAATCTGACACTTTTGGTGTTGCTGGTGTAGATGCAAAAGCAGAAGCCAAACAAATAGAGCCAAAAGACTATGTGCCAAACGCAGCACAGACAGATAGAGCAACAGAAAGGATATATTCGTTTTTCAACACGAATAAAAAGATAGTTCAATCTAGTTACAATGAAGACGAATGGATCAGTTATTATGAAGCAAGGATTGAACCAGATGCAATGCAAATGAGTGCAGAGTATACAAGAAAGTTATTTACACGAAGGGAGAGAGGATTTGGAAATAAAATTATATTTGAAGCGTCAAGTTTGCAGTGTGCAAGCATGAAAACTAAACTTGATTTAGTACAATTTGTAGATAGAGGAATGATGACACCGAATGAAGTAAGGGCGATAATGAACCTTGCGCCTATAGAAGGTGGAGATACTCCTATAAGAAGGCTTGACACTGCACCGGTAACAGAAAGCGAATAAAGGAGGTGAGTAAGTGGCTAAAAAGATAAATATAAAAGGTCCGATAGTAGGGAATAGTGAAGCATGGATATATGAGTGGTTTGGCATTGAAGCAACAAGCCCACAAAAGGTAAATGATGTATTAGAAAAAGCTAATGGAGAAGACATTGAAGTAGAAATCAACTCAGGTGGTGGGAGTGTATTTGCTGGAAGTGAAATTTACACGGCGCTGAAATCCTACAAGGGGAATGTGACCGTGAAGATTGTTGGTTTGGCAGCAAGTGCAGCCTCTGTTATTGCAATGGCGGGTAAAAAGGTACTGATGTCACCAACAGCTCAAATAATGATTCACAATGTTAGTTCTAGGGCAGAAGGAGACTATAGAGACATGGAGCATACTGCCGAAGTATTAAGAAATGCAAATGACACAATAGCAAATGCTTATAGAATTAAGACGGGCAAAACACAAGAAGAATTATTGGCATTAATGGATAAAGAAACATGGATGACAGCAGATAAAGCTAAAGAACTAGGTTTTGTTGATGAAATCATGTTTGAAAATGACTCACAATTAGTAGCAAGTACAGATTATTCAGGAATGTTGCCACCAGAAGTAATTAACAAAATAAGAAACACTATTAAGAATCCGTTTAATTCTCAAGAGAATGGAACGGATATTTTTATGCAAAAAATCAAATCACAATTAAATTTATTAAAATTGAAAGGAGAGGTATATCATGAATAAAAAGGAATATCTAGAAAAAAGACAAAGTTTAATTAATGAAGCAGAAAACCTAATCAATAATGGCAAAATAGAAGAAGCTAATGCAAAAATGGAGGAAGTAAAACAGTTGGATAATCAATGGGAAGAAATTGCTAAAGCACAAGCTAATCTAAATGCTTTAAATGAACCTAAAGGAATTAACATTACTAATTTGGCAGGTACGAGAGGAGTTGATGGAGTAGTGGTAGATACTTTAGACAATAACATTATCACAAACAATGAAGATATGTATAATTCAGTAGAGTACAGAAAAGCATTCATGAATCATGTACTTAAAGGAACACCTATTCCTGAAAAGTTCATGAATGAAAACAATGAAAACCAAAACGCTGAGGGCACAGATGTAGGTTCAGTTATTCCTACAACAGTTTTAGAAAAAATAGTTGAAAAACTAGAATCAACAGGAATGATTTTACCTTTAGTTACTAGAACATCTTACAAAGGTGGACTGGCAATACCGACATCTTCAGTAAAGCCAGTTGCTACTTGGGTGCCAGAAGGGCAAGGAAGTGATAAACAAAATAAATCCACAGGGCGAATTGTATTTAGCTATTACAAATTAAGATGTGCAGTATCTGTGTCATTCGAAACTAGTGTTGTTACACTTGGGGTATTTGAAACTACTTTAATTAATAATATAGCAGAGGCAATGACTAAAGCATTAGAACAAGCAATTATAAGCGGAAGTGGAGACGGTCAGCCCAAAGGCATCTTGGCAGAAACTGTTCCAGAAGGACAAAATATTGAGATTGCAGCAGATGAATATGTTAATTATGAAACATTGATTAATGCAGAAGCAGCTTTGCCACTTGCTTACGAAAATGATGCGGTATGGTGTATGACCAAGAAAACATTTATGAAGTTTGTTGGCATGACCGACACAAGCGGGCAACCTATTGCTAGGGTAAACTATGGAATCAACGGTAGACCTGAAAGAACATTGTTGGGAAGAACTGTAGTATTGAATGATTATATGACTAGCCTTGGATCTATTATACAAAAAGATACAGTAGTAGCTTTCTTGTTTAACTTCAAAGATTATGTACTCAACACTAACTACAACATCACTATCAAGAGATATGAAGATAACGACACAGATGACCAGGTAACCAAAGCTCTCATGCTAGTTGATGGTAAAGTAGTTGATAAGAATAGCTTAGTGACTATCACCAAGAAGAAAGCGGGGAGTAATCAAATCAGTTAGCCTGTCTGCCCCTTCTATGGATTTGGAAAGCATGACAAAGAAAAAATTATTAGCTTATGCTAATGATTTGGGCATAGAAGGGCTAAATGGCCGAATGCTTAAGGCAGACATTATTGAAAGGATTAAAGAGGG